GACTTATAGCAATTCTTTTAATTCCATAATCCACATTACCATTTATATATAATTAATTATCTTTATATTGTTTTGTCTCATTTTTCTTTTCGGTCGGTGTAATAATACTAATTAAATTTTTATATTATTATAGATTAATGGATACAATATTAACATCACTTTCGAATAGTCCATTATTTAATGGTTCTATAATGTTATTAACAAATATTGGGGGAAAATATTTAGCGTTAGATATGCCTAAAAATATAGATAGTTTATTTGAAGAATATTCTTTTTTAAGATATTTAATCTTATTTTCCATCTTTTTTATGGCAACACGAGATATTAAAATTTCTGTATTATTAACATTATTTTATTTTATATTTATAAAATTTTTATTAAATGAAAATAGTAATTTTTGTATTTTAAAAAATAAAGAAAATATAGAAAAAAATGAAAATAATAAAATTTAAAAATTTAATATAAATAATAAAATTTAAAAATTTAATATAAATAATAAATTTAAAAATTTAATAATAAAATTAAAAATTAATAAAAATTTTAAAATTTTTTTTATAGTCGTTATTTATTTTAATATAAAAATAAATAAATAAAATTATTTATAACTGAATGCGTACTATTTTTTAAAAAAATATAATAGTATTTTTTAATTATGACAGACTTCTTACCTAAATTTAATATTAATAAAGAAAATAATTTTAGTGAAATTAACATGAATAGTATTCCATTAGGAAATAATAATATTTCAATACAAAAAGAAAATATCGATTTAAAAAGAGACTCCATAAATAATATAAAGCCTATGTTAGGAAGTTCTAATAAAATACATATACCAGAAGGTACAAAAATTAAAATAAAACCATCTTTTAAAAAAGTACCCAATGATACATTCAGCATGATGGCTAACCAAAAAAAAAGTGGTTTATCTTCTGCTGATAATAGTGACGAAGATACATTAGATGATAATGATGTTTATTCTAATAATAGTGGTCAATCTCAAATAAACTTTGATGAAGAAGGTGATGATGAAGAAATATATTCAAATAATAGTCAGAATTATGAAGAAGGAGATGATGAAGAAGATGATGAAGAAGGTGATGATGAAAGTGGTGAATATGAAGATGATGATGAAAGTGAAGTTTCTCAAAAAAAGAAAGAAATGAGTTATGAAGAAATTCAACAAGAAAAACAAAAATTATTATTTAATTTAGATAGATTACAAAAACAAGGTTATCCTCCTTCTAAAAAATATTCAATGGCTTCATCTTATGAAGATTTAGTTTTTGAACATGATAGATTAAAAAAACAAAGAGATGTAGAAAAATCAATTAAATTTAGTAGAAAAATGTTAATGGCATTTACAAGTGGAATAGAATTTTTAAACAATCGTTTTGACCCATTAGATATTAAATTAGATGGATGGTCAGAAAATATGATGGAAAATATTAATGATTATGATGAAGTTTTTGAAGAATTACACGAAAAATATGGTGAAAGTGTAAAAATGGCACCAGAATTAAAATTAATATCAATGGTTGCAGGAAGTGGATTTATGTTTCATTTAACAAATTCATTATTTAAAAGTGCAGCACCAGATTTGAAAGACATATTAAAACAAAATCCAGATATTATGAAAAATATTAGTGAAGCTGCTGCTAAAAACATGAACCAAAATATAGATGGACAGTTTGGAATGAATGATCCAATTGGAAATATGATGAAATCGGGAATTAATAATAAAGTTTCTTCAATGGGATCAGGACAACCTACTATGAGTGGTCCTAAAGGTATTGATGATTTAATTGGAGAATTAAATGATGATAATGATAGTGTAAGTAGTGAAGAATCAATTAATATGAGTTCTTCATCAAGAAAAACAAAGAAAAATAAAAAAGGTGGTTATAGTTTAAGTATTTAGATAAATTATTTATAAATAAATAAATAAATAAATAAAAATTTATTAGTATATTTTTTTAGTAAAAAGTAATATATAGTATTAATGTATATTTCTGGTTTTAGAAAATTTATTGTTAATAATAAAACTCGAGTTGAATGTGTAGTAAATAAAGTAAATAAAATTTTAATAGAAACAGATGAAAAATTTATTGATGGAGTTCAAGATAATTATGATGGTTTTTTAGTATTAGTTTTAGTAGTTGCTATGAAAAAAAAAGAAGATATTGAAATTAATGGAAATGTTTCATTTAAATTATATTATAACATTGTCAATAATATTATGCCAATTATAAAAATTATTCATCCTGATTTTGAAATTATTAAAATTAAAGTAAATGGATTTACTGATGAAAAATTTGAAAATAATTATGGTGTAGGTTGTGGTTTAAGTTGTGGAGTTGATAGTTTATGTTGTATAGAAGATTATTATTTTAAACATTGTAAATCTTATAAATTAACTCATTTAACTAATTTTTTTGCTGGTGCTACAACAAATAGAACAGTTTATGAAAATAAATTAATTAATATTGGAAATTATGTAGAAGAAATTGGATTGGATTTTATGCAAGTAAATACGAATTTTTATAAAATAAATAACTTAGAACATCAATATTTTCATACATTACGTAATTTAAGTATTCCTTTATTTTTTCAAAAATTATACAATAAATATTATTATGCTTCTTCATTTTCTTATGTAAATTCAAAAATTATTCCTGGAAGTCAATCCATTACATCAACAGAACCTATATTAATTCCATTTTTATCAACAGAAAATTTAGAAATTATTTTACATGGAGCACAATATTCTAGATTACGTAAAACAAATATTATTTCTCATAATAAATTAGCATATAAATATTTAGATGTTTGTGTTCATCCAAGTTATTATGAAACAATACAAGAAAAAATAAATTGTTCAAAATGTTTCAAATGCTTACGTACATGTGCTACATTAGATTATTATAATGCATTAGAAAAATTTGAAAAGGTTTTTGATTTAGAAATTTATCATAAATATAAAGAAGAATACTTAAAAAACTTAGATACAACAAATCCTTATGATAGAGAATTAATGAGTAGATATTATTATAATAATCATTTATATTTAGATATAAAATCAAATATTTCATTTGATGAATTAGATAATTGTCAAAATCAAACAATCATTAATATTCAACAATATAAAGAACAATTAGAAATACAAAAAAATAAAATTCAAGAAGAAACAAATAATCAAAATGAAGAAAATTCAAATAATCAAAATGAAGAAAATTCAAATAATCAAAATGAAGAAAATTCAAATAATCAAAATGAAGAAGAAATTAATAATCAAAATGAAGAAAATTCAAATAATCAAAATAAAGAAGAAATTAATAATCAAAATGAAGAAGAAACTAATAATCAAAATGAAAAAAAAATAATTACTAATAAAAAAATAATTGTTGGAAATAAAATTTTACATGAAGAAGAAATGTTTAATATTAATAATACATTTCAAGAAACAATGATGAATAATCCAATAATTTCAACAAATGATAAAAATGAAAATGAATTCAAATTAAATATTAATATAACAAATGAAAATAATCAAATTAATGATGAAAAACAAGAAACTAAAGTAGATGAAATAAAGATTGAGAAAAAAGAAGTAAATAGAGTATGGTGGGCTTTTAAAAGAGATTGGGATTTATTAGAAAAAGTTAATCAAATTAGAGCAAAAAAAGATGTTATTGTAAAAAAAAATAATAATTTACATTCTTCACAATTAAGTAATAGTGAAAAAATGAGTTTCAATAAAGGAAAGTTATTTAAATTAGAGCCTGATCAGTCAAATGAACTCTATTACAAAATAATAATTTAATTGTTATTTTCCAAAATAATAATTTAATTGTTATTTTCCAAAATAATAATTTAATTGTTATTTTCCAAAATAATAATTTAATTGTTATTTTCCAAAATAATAATTTAATTGTTAATTGTTATTTGTTATTTTATTTATTTTTTATTAGTTTTTTTAGTTTTTTTAACATTAGTTTTACCTCCTGTAGATTGTTTAACAATAGTTTTTTTTACATTAGTTTTACCTCCTGTAGATTGTTTAACATTAGTTTTTTTTAAATTAGTTTTACCTCCTGTAGATTGTTTAACATTAGTTTTTTTAACATTAGTTTTACCTCCTGTAGTTTTAACTCCTGGATAATTTCCGTTTAAAGCACGTCTATTTTCATTATAATTAGTTGTATAATATTTTTGATCTTTTCCTTTTTTGTTAAAAAACCCTCTAGTATTTCTTCCTATATAATTTAATAATCCAAATATATAATTTCCGTTTTCTTTAACTAAAGTTTTATCTTTATTCATCATTATACTACACATTTGTGCTAAAAATGGACGATAATCTTTATTTAAATAAAAAGTTCCATCAGGACCTAAATATACTTCTTTTTCTCCCTGTTTATTAGATAATGTTGATATCCATTTTTGATTACCAATTGGTGTATTAATTGATGATGGTATATTTTTTATATCTTCATGTAAAATTCCCATATATATATAACCATCTCCATAAACACATTTTTTACCAACCTGAGATGGAAAATCTATGTTTGTACCTTTTTCTAAATATTTTTTAAGTTCATCAAGTTTTTTTTTTTGCTCTTCTGTTAAATTAATATTGCTCATATACAATTTATATATATTTTTATTTTTATAATTTATAAATTAATTTATAAAATAATTAAAAATTTATTTTTTATTTAATTATTTATTTTTTAACAGTTTTCTTAGTTGTTGTTTTTTTAACAGGTGATTTAACAGTTTTCTTAGTTATAGTTTTTTTAACAGGTTTTTTATCACCATTAGTCCCAGGTGATGAAAATGAACCAAATTTTTTATTTGTCACACTTGAATTTACTGAAGAACTATTATTTATTTTGGATTTTTTCCAACTATTTTTGCGCCCAGTTAATGATCCTAAAATAGAACTTTCAATTTTTTTAGAAAATGGTTCCAACCATCTAGATATTTTAGATAATTCTCCATCTTTTTGAGGTTTTTCTATACCTCCCAAAATTTTTAAATTAACAATTTTAAAATTATTATTATTATTTATTTTAATTGGATATTCTTTGGTTTGATTATTACGTATATTTTCTAAATTTACTTTGTTAGAAGTTATATTTTTTATAGACTTTAAATAATTTGTAGTATTTTTAGTATTACTATGCCATAAACTATAATATTCTAGATTTTTATTTTGATTTTGTTTTGAGTTATTAACTTTTTTTATAATAACTGTTTTTACTTTATTACTATTATTTGAAGGAACAATATTAAAATCTATTCTAATAATTACATTTTTTTCAAAAACTTTAGACATTAAATTATGCTTTTTTAAAAATTTTAAAAATAATGTAATATTTTTAATTTGTAAATTAATACTTTCTGGTAGATTATCTGGAGTATTACCATCTTCTTTAATATATTCACCAATAAATAAATTAATTCTTAAATCCTGGTTTCCAAACACCCCTACTGGATTTTCTGCTATTATAGGTAAATATAAACATAATGCTGTCATCCATGTTCTAATTAAACAAGAAACAATAATAACACAGTTATTTTTAGGAATGAAATCTTCATTTATATTTTTTAATTTTTTAGCAAATTCAGCACTATAATTAATTGTTGTTATTATTCCATATAATGATAATTTAGCATCTTTTTCTAATTGTTGATTATAAAAAGATTTATCAAGGAACTTAGTATGTGCCCCGAACATATGTGATAAAAGTCTTTCTTTATATACATCAGCAACTGAAAATGCATGTCTAGTAAATATTATATTTTTTTTATAACTATGATAATTTAAATCAAATATCCAACTCCATACATTTTGATTTTTAACTTTCTTAAATTTATCATTTATATTTTGGTTCATATGTTGTCCATTTGATAATATTTTGTATAATTTTTTCATAAAAATACTATGTCCTACAACAAATACTTGTTGATTTTCTACTTTTGTAAAATAATTTAATGCTTTATTTACATCTGATTTTACTTGTGGATTTTCTATTTTTTTTCCATTTTTTTTTTTTGGAAAATAATGATTAGATAAATTATTAGACATATATATTTAAATAAAATAAAAATTATTTTTTATATTTTTGTGATATTATGTATAATCCTTGTAAATAAGAATCTGCTAAATCATCTTTTTTTTTATGTAATTCAAAAAATTCTAAATTTTCTTTATCATTATTTTCTTTTAAAAAATATTTAACATGCTCAACAGCCATTTTTTTTTTATCTCCATATGATAATTTATTTGATTTTTTTTCATTATTTTCAGTTTCATTATTTTCAATTTCATTATTTTCAATTTCATTATTTTTAACAAAATCTGTTATTAAAGAATTATTTTTTACTTTTTTTTTTAATTTTTCTAATTGTATAACTGGTCCCTTATACACTTTTAATTTATTAGACGCATTACAAAAATCAATAAATTTTATTTTATTTTCATTAATATTCAATACTTTACCATACATTAAAAAATATGAATAAACAATCATTTGTATAGACTTCATTTTTGGATTTTTTAATGATGGTTGATTTTCTATAACAACACCATCAACATCCAATAAAAAATTATTTTCATATAATTTTTTAGGAATATTTTCAAAAACTAAATTCATATCTTTCTTCATTTCTGGACTATCAATTAAATTTATTATTCCCCATTTTATTATATTTTTTTCCTTACTTTCTTCATTATATTCTATTATACAATAACTCAAATTTATAATTCCCACATCCCACGATAAAATTTTCATATACTTTTTTCTTTAAAAAATGTCTTTAAATCAAAAAATATAAATTTCTTATATTTTTATTAAAAAAATAAAAATATATGATTTTATATAATTTTATATAATTTTATATAATTTTATATAATTTAAGCACTGTTAGCATTAGGTTTTTTTTCATAATATCTAAATCCATTATCAAATGTATTAGCACCATAGTTTCTGAAACTTACACATCCTGGAGAACCTGCAATGTATGCAGATTGATTTTTTAAAGCAGGATCAACATATGGTAACCAATAACAGTTTAAGTAATTATTTTGATTAGGAAATCTTCTATACCAAAAATTGTAATAAGTATATGGATCACCACAGTTAGTGTTGAAATATCCAAATCTTGCTCTTGGATTAGTGTAAATGGAATTTGGTTGAACACACCAAGAACCTTTATTAGTTAAATTATAACTGTTTACTGTAAAATTTTTCATGTTTGAAGGGTCGCTTACTCCATACCATCTAGTAGTCATCTTATATTATATTCTAATATTTTTTTTTTAATTTAATTAAAAAATAATTTAATTAATTTTTTAATATTTATTAATTCTTAATCCTTAAATTCTTTCTTAAATTTTTTCTTAAATAATTTTTAAATCCATAAATGTTTGTAATGAATTATTAGGATTATTAATTGGTTTTTTCCTTTTTAATTTTAAAGTATCCTGTGTTTTCTGCAATATATTTTCATTTACATTAAATTTTAATCCTCCTTCAAAATCCTTATTATGATTCATAGACTCTTCTATTTTTGGTATAATAGATATTAATGGCGGATCAATTAAATTAAACAATCTATCATTATTTAAACAATTTTCTCTAAATTCTTCTATAGATAAATATCCTCCAAAAATTTTTAATGATTCGCGAGGAGGTGCTAAATTAATTTTTATGAATTTCCTATAATATAATTTCTTATACATTAAATTTAATAAACTATATCTTTCATATATGTCATCATCGTTTAAACTAAAATTATATGATGCAGCACAATTAAAACTACAAAAAACTCCTTTTACATAAAATTTATCTTTTTTATACTTATATGGCAAACTACAAGGTGTATTATCAAAATTATGACAACACCACCAACAATTTATGTTTGTTTTTTCTGGCCATACTTTTTCTTTATTACAATCCATAAATTCATATAAAATATTTCTTAAATTCTTTTTTAATATTTTATTGCAATTTTTTTGATCTACTTCCCATGCTTTATTTTTTTCAATTGTTTGTGAAATATTTTTACTTTTACTTTCTTCATTTTCATTTTTTTCTATAAATTCATCTTCTAAAAAATTTACTTGTGTTGGTAAATTAAATGTATCATTATTTTGAATTTTATTATTTATTTCTTCATTTATTTTAAAATTATTAGGATCTTCTAAAGGTTGAGGCTCTAATTCTTTATTTTCTATATTAATTGGTAAATGTAATATTAATGTTTCATTTTTATTTTCTTCATAAAATGTTTTAGGTAATTCTTTAATACAATAAACCTTTTCTTTAGGTTTTCTTCCTCTTTTTTTTGGTATTTTTTCTTCTACCTCAATATCCTTATTTTTAGGTTTTCTTCCCCTTTTTTTAGGAATAGTTTCCTCATTATTACTATTATCATCATTATCATTTTTTATTAAATTTTCATATATTTTTTTGTTTTCTTCATTAATATCATAATAATCATCATTTTTTTTTGTATTAGCAAGTTCAACAATATTATTTTTTGGCTTCCTTCCTCTTTTTTTAGGAATACTGGAATTTTGATTATTTAAATCATTTATTTCACTCATATAAATATTTTTGTAATTTTTTTTTAAATTGATTATTTTTAAAAATTAATATAAAAATATATACTTAAAATAATATAGATGGAAAAAAAATTTAATTTTAATAATTTTCATATATTAAATAAAAAAAAAGAAAAACATAGTTATTATAATAAATTAATTGATAGATCTGATAAAAATTTCCAAAAACTATTTGAAGAATTTAAAAAATATACAATTCCTATTTTTTATGTATCTGATTTAAATAGAATTAAAAAATTTAATGAAATAAAATCTAATTTTGAATTATTAGAAAGTAAATATTTTTTATTAAAAAAAATACTTGAATTAAATAAAGATATTTTAAAAATTCCATCAACTAATTTAAATTTGAAATGTGCTAAAGAAGATAATATTATTTTTAAACATTTAGATTTTGATAAATGTGTAAATTATGATTATTTATTAAATAATAATCAAATTTTTAAAAATATTAAAGAATATCAAAGACATAATAATATTTATACAAAACATGGTACTAATTTATTTTTAAAGATAATTAATAATAAAATTAAAAATAAAAATAGAACTCAATTTATAAAAATTTATCAAGAATTTAATAATTATAATAGAAAAATTATAACATTCCCTTATTTTTTAGGAATACTTAGTTATAGAGAATTATTTCAAATTGATAATGGAATTGAAGATGAAACAAATGAAAATAAAAAAGAAAATATTTATGAATTATTAAAAGGAAATATTGAAAATGAAGAAAATATTATTAATGAAAATATTCTTACTCAAAAAATGGAAAAATTAGATAATGTTATAGCAAACTATACTGATTTATATAATCCGTATGATATTTCAGAAAGTACTATTAAATCAAAAAAAAAAATAGAAGAAAATTTAGTAAAATTTCATAATATATGTCTCCAATTAAGTCAAGAAAATTACACAAATGTATATGACTTATTAATTTTATTATTAGATCAACAATATTATTTATTAAGTTTTTTATTATATTTTACAAAAATGAAAAAATTACAAAATGTATATCAAAAAGATGTAAATATTAGAAAATTAATTAAAAGAAATATTATGTTATTTGATTCATACAAAGATCAATACTTTTATTCATTCGATTTTAATAGTTCAGAAAATTCATTTAAAATACCAGTATATAATCCATCAAAATTTTTTAATCCAATATCATCAACAGGAGGACCACCAGGAGCACCAATAGGAGCACAAACAACACGACAAGGACCACCAGGAGCACCAATAGGAGCACAAACAAGACGACTAGGACTACCAGGAGCACCAATAGGAGCACCAACAAGACGACTAGGACTACCAGGAGCACCAATACCACCAATGACACGACAAGGACCACCAGGAGCACCAATACCACCAATGACACGACAAGGACCACCAGGAGCACCAATAGGAGCACCATCATCAGAAATACTAGTTCCTGTACCTGTATCAACTTCATCAAAACTATGGACACCACTATCAAAAAGTGATAATGGTGAAGATAAATGTTGGTTTAATGCTCCAATGTATTCTGTATTATTTAATGATTATATAAGAAATCTAATTTTAAATAGTACAAATAATGTATATAATAATTTTAAAACTTTAATAAAAGAAAAATGGATACAAGAAAATTATATAAAATTTATTAAAAATGAAAAATATTTAGGTTCAAATGATGTTAAAAATAATATAAATAAATATCATGAAGCAATAATCACAACAGGATACTTAACAACAAAATTAAAAGATTTAGTTGATTTACAATTTGTTCAAAATGAAAATATAAATAATATAAATAATTGGAAAGATAAATCATCAGAATTAATATCAATAATTGTTAGTACAGGTTTTTCTTCAGGTATAAGTTCAAGTACTGGTTTTGAAAGTATTATTCATTATATATCATTTGTAAAAAAAAATAATCAATGGTATAAAGTTGATGCATCTGAAAATTTTGAACCTAAAATAAAAACATTTGATGAAGTTAAAGAATATATAAATATGAAAAATGGAGGAAAAACCAGACAAGTAATTTTTGTATGTATTAAAACAAAACTACAAGAATATTATGATAATATTATAAAACTTATAAATTATATAATTGATTCTAAAACTGAAAAAACTATTTATATTCAAAATTTACCAAAATATTTAACTGAAATTTATAATAATTTAGAGAAAATAAATAACTTATTTAAAGAAAAAAATAAAAATCAACAATTATTGAATGATTTAAAAGAAAAAATTAAAGAAATTACAGATTTAGTTAATAATGAAAAAAATTTTTTAAATAAATTAAAAAAAATAAAAGTAAGTCTCTATAAAAATAATAAAATTGGAAATATTACTTATAATCAAAAAAATACTAATTTAAGGAAAACTATAATTACTGATAATTTATTACCATTTATTCTAACTTTTAATGATGAATTTAATGAATATTTTAAAAAAGGTATTAATAAAAATTCAACTGAAGCTGAACCTGAAGCTGAAGATAAAGCTGAACCTGAAGCTGAAGCTTTACCAGTAGCACCAATAACATCAACAAATAATATATCTTCAAATTATAATATATTCAATTATTCTATTATGAATGGAGGAATATTAGAAAATTATGAAAAAGATATAACAAATTTAAAAACATTTACAATATTTATTAATCCTGCTGAAGAAGATTTTAATAATAAATATGAAGGTGGTGAATTATCAGGTGAAATTTATAAAATATTTGGTTTAAAAGATATGAAAATTAATAAAAAAGTACAAAAACAAATTGAAAATAATAAAGTTGCATTAAGTGATATAATTAATGGTTCTGGAAATATTGATTCAGGTAGTAATAATATTAAATTTTTTAATACATATCTTATACATGCTGTTGGTCCCGAATATAAAGGTAAAAATGTAGATACTGATTATTGGACAGAATTAATTCAATTATTTGTAAATATTAATAATAAAATTAATACAATAGTACCTACTAATATTAATGTTAATGATGTTAGAAAATATAAATTAAAATTACCATTAATATCAGCTGGTGTGTTTAGACCAAGAAATTTAGATTTAACTACATATTTTACATATATAACATTATTTATGCGTTATTTATTAAAATTTAATGATGCTAATTTTGATAAAAAAATTCATATTTATTTAGGATTATATACTGATGAAGAAAAAAAAGCATATAATACATTTTTAATAAATGAAAAACAAAATAATTATGATTTATTAAATCAATGTATAAATAATAATAATATAACAATAACTAATAATTTAGTTGATATAAAAAATTATTCATTATTAACTTCAATAATAAATGCATTATTTTATAATAATGTTTTATTTCCTGATTTCATTCAGATAAAAAAATTAAAATTAAAAAATCCAGGATCAAATACACAATCTTTCATAAATCTAATAATTAATTCAATTAATAAAAAAAATAGTATTGATTATAATAACACTTATTATCAAAACTTAAAACAATATTTTATTAATAATGTACAAAAAAGTAGTTTATTAAAAAATACAATTCAAGATACAAAAAATAAATGTAAAATAAATATTGAAAAAGAACTTTCATCAATAATTTTATATATTTTAAACTTGTATAAACAAAATAAAATATTAATTGGAAATGCTATTGGTTATTTAATTTATTTTAAAACTCCAAATAAAGATTATAATGAAAATTTTATAATAAAATTTCATTTTAAATTTATATTATTTTCAATTATTGTTAAAAATGAAGAAAATTATTATTCTTATGTTTATAAAAATAATTCTTGGCATAAAATTGATTTGTCAAATAATACTAATATAATAACTACAGGTTTTACATTAGAAGAAATAATGACAAATGAAAAAGGCAATCAAAAAACATATATTTATATAAATGAAGATTTTTTAAGATCAAATTTTAAAATATATGACCCATATGATAAAAATATTTATATTCAATCAAGAGATCAATTATATAAATCTTATAGTAATAAAAAAAAAAAACTTTTTAGTTTAATTAGTCCTTATTCTTCTTCTTAATAAATTAAAATCTATTTTCTGGTTTTATATAAGGTATGTCTAAAAAATCAAATATATCTTTTTCACTTTTAGGTTGAAAATCTATTAATTTTCCACTTTTATTATATAATCCCTTTTCATTTAATTTATATCCTTTTTTAGAAGCTATTAATCTAATTTTTTTTGAAAAATCTCTTGATGAACTAAAATATAAAATATAAAAATATTTATGTTTTTCTTCAACATATGCAACATCCATTTGCATAACTTTTGATTGTTTATTTAATTTAAATAAATATATATCTTTTTCATTTCCATTTAATAATTGTCCAACAAAATATTTATTTTTTATTAATAATTCTTTGTATTTTTCTTTTATTGTTTTATAATTATATTTTTCCTTTTTAAATAATAATATAATATCAATATCACTTGAATATTCTTTTTTCATAGCATATGAACCAGCATTTAATAATGAAACATTTATTTTATTTTTTTTTAAATCTGATTTTAATGTTTTTGTTATTTTTGTAATTTCATTTTTTGGTATTTTTTGTTTTAAATTATTAATATGTTGTAAATATAATTTTTGATGATTAGGTATTATTATTTTTGATGATTTAACTTTTTTTTTTAAATTATTTATATTTTTTACTCCTTGAACTATTAACTTTTTTGATTGAACATTTCCTATTCCATATATATTTTGAAAATTTTTTAATACTTTTATTTTATTTAAATTTTTCTTAATATTATTATGCTGTTTTAATTTATTTGTTTGAAGAATTTCCTCTATTTTATTTTTAGATTTTTGTCCTAAGCCTTCTACTTTATTTAAATTTTTTATTGATGTGATTTTATGTATTTTTTTTAATTGTTTGATGAGTTTTTCGTAGCTTTGAATTCTGAAAATTTTATTTTTAGAATTGTTTAAAGTTTTATAATAATTGAGTAAATCTTCAAAAATTTGTATTATTAATTCTTTTTTATTTTTTTGTGATTTTTGCGATTTTTGAGATATTTGTGATTTTTGTCTTGTTATGGTTGATGTTGTTATTTTATTTCCACCATTTTGACTAAGTTTAATAATAGATATATTTTTGTGAAAAGTTTTAGAATTTGTTTCTAAAACCATTGGAATTTTATATTTTGTAGCAATTTTAATAAGTTCTTGTAATCCTTCTTTATAATTTTTAAAAATAAATCCTTGACCAATGGGTGCATGTCTATTTAGATGGCTATTTAATTCGGCATAAGAATCATTTAAATGGATTAATTTTATATTTTTAATTCCAATAAGTTTATTAAATTTTTTAAAATAATCTTTAACACCTTGTTTTTGAGAAATATTATAATTAGAAACAAAAATATGACATGTATCTATACATATTTTTACTCTTTTTTTATATTTTTCTGGTATTCTATTATAAAAATCAGCAAATTCTTCAATTGTATTAATAATTGTATTTTTTTTTGTTGCTGGAGTTTCAACTAAAATTGGAATATTTATATTTTTTGTTTCTTTTAATACATAAATTAATGATTGAATATAATGTTTATAACATTGTTTAGGACTAATAGAATATCTTTTTGTATTATATCTTCCGGCATGTATTGTAATTCCTTGTGCACCTAATTTATCTGCTATATGCATATCATGTATTAAATTAGTTAATCCCCATTTGTATCTTTCACTTTTTGGATTATTACAAAAATTTAATGATAATAATCCATGAATAAATAATTTTATATTATATTTTTTTAATAATTCTTTAATTATTTTTATTTTTTCATCTGAATAATTTTCTTTATATTTTAATGTAGTTTTTACACGATCTCCAACAAATATTTGTAGTGAATTACATTTTAATTTATATGCTTTTTCAATAGTTTGAATTACATTTGATGAGTCATTTGTATGAATTCCATAATTCATTATTAATTAAAAATATATTTTTAATTTATTAATTTATAGATTTTTATTTATATTTTATAAATTGAAATATATTTAATTAAAATAAAATTAAATATTTATTTTAAATATAAGTAATAAATATGGAAGTTTATTATACAAATAATTTAATAAATAAATCAAAAAAAATAGGTTTATATGTATTTACAGTATGTAATAATATTGATACAATAACAAAATTATTAAAAGTTCATTTTAAAATCAAAAGTTTTCCAAAAACATTATTAAAATCAACAGATTTATTTAAAAAAATATATTATGATGAATACGAAATTTTATTTATTTTTATGAAAAAAAAATGTAATTATATTACTTTATATGATGCTTTTGGTAAATTAGGTAAAGAATTAAGTAATTATGAAGGAAATATACAAATTATATTGGATCAAAAAGAAGAAAATATTCTAAAAAATCAAATTATATCGTATATATTAGGTAATTATAAAACATTAGATTATAAAACTAATAAAATTGAAAAAAAAAAGAATGTTTATTTTTATCATAATAAAAAATATGAAGTTTTTATTAAAAAATCAATTGAAATCGCAAGTGTACAAAATGAAGTTCGATATTTAAGTAATAGCCCTGCAAATATATTAAACAATGAATATTATGAAAAATATATAAAAAAGAATATTCAAAAATCTAAAAGTAAAAATCTAAAAGTAAATGTTATTAATGAAGCAAAATTAAAAAAATTGGGACTTAATTTAATAATTGCTGTTAATCAAGGTTCAAAAGAAAAAGCAAGACTTATTCAATTAATTTATAAAAAAAATATTAAAAAAAGTGATAAACCAGTTGTTTTTGTAGGAAAAGGAGTTATGTTTGATACAGGTGGATATGATTTAAAAAGAAGTAGTTTTTATGATATGAAAAATGATATGACATCAAGTTCAATTGTTTATGGATTAATGAAATTAATTGATTATTTAAAAATAGATGGATATTTTGTTGCATTATTACCAATTGTTGAAAATATGGTTAGTGGAAGTGCAATAAAACCAGGTGATATAGTTAGTGCATATAATAAAAAAACAGTTGAAATTAGAAATACAGATGCTGAAGGAAGATTAATATTAGCAGATACAATGGCATATTCTGAAAAATATAAACCAAAATTAGTTATTGATTTAGGAACATTATCAGGAGTAAATACAAGTTTTTTAGGAAATAAAGCGGGAACAATTTTGGGAAACAATCATAAAATAATAAAAAAATTATTAGATAATTGTGAAAAAAATAATGAAAGATTATTAGAAATTCCGTTTTGGGAAGAATATTTAGAGCAAACAAAATCTGATATAGCGGATTTAAGAAATGATGGAGGTAGAGGAGGAAATGGAGTTATTCCTGGAGCATTTTTAAGTCATTTTGTTCCTGAAAAAGCATCATGGATGCATATTGATATTGCTTCTATTGATTATATTTATAATAATACAAATATGAGATATAGTGGTGCTACAGGATCTATTTTAAGAAGTTTATTAGATTTAGTTTTAGATAAATCATATATGAATAATTGAATTAATGAATTTTATTTTAATGTATTTTATTTTATTTTAATGTATTTAATTTTTGAGTAAGAGAATCAATTTCTTTAGTTAAATTATTTAATTGTACTCTTAAATAATTAATTTTTGAATAATTATTATTATAATTATTATAACTTAAATTATTAATATTTTTTATAACATTAATTCTTATATTTTCTAAATCATTTATATCTTTTAATATTTTTCCTTTATTAATTTTAGTATCTATATTATTTACTAAATTTTCTGTATAATTTGAATTATTAACTACTTTTTTTAATTCATTTATTATACTTTGTTCATAAAAATTACTATTTTCACTTTTTCCATATTTAATCCCTAATAATATGGCTTTTAAAAATAATGCTTTATTTTGATTATTTTCTATAACTTCTTCAATTTTCATTATTTTTATAAAAATAATTTATTTTTAAGATTTAAGCAAATGAATTAAAAAATAATATTTTTTATCTCTGGAATTATTATGGGAAATAGTTTATCTGTTATTTCAAATAAAAATAAAGAATATATATCAAAAAATTGGGGAGATTTAAAATGTAGTCCCATTGGTCCCTTTTTACAATCTTCTGGACTTGCACCTGGAGACCCTAAAGAAACAGCAAATCAATGTCAATCAAATTCATTTTCCAGTCAATTTAATTCAAGTATGTCTGATCAATATAATGCTACTAATCAATTAAATAAAGGTTTAGGTGCTGTTAATGGTACAATAAATAATATTAGAAATATGTTGGCAATGATACAACAACAAATTTTTAGAAATTTATCTAAAGTTGCTGATATGATATTTGGTATTTATATTAAAATTGGAAATATTATTATGGTTATTAATAAATTAATGATTAAAATTATGATGGTTTTTAAAAATTTAGTAAATGTTGGAATGGCATTAGCAATATTATTAGTTTCTTTATTAAATTTAGTAAGAGTTCCTATAAATTATATGATAAAGTTAGCAAGTGCTTTTTGTTTTAGTCAAAATACATTAGTTAAATTAAAAAATGGAAAAACATTAAGAATGAAAGATGTAAAATTAGGTGATGTTTTAAGCAATGGAAGTATTGTAAATGGAATAATGAAAATAGCAAATGTAAATGATGAATATTTTTATAAATTAAAAAAGAATGATGGTAAATATATTTATGTGACAGGTTCTCATTATATTTATTGTAATAATCTTAAAAAATATATTCAAGTTAAAGATCATCCTAATGCGATATTAAGTAATAAAAAAGAAAATGAATTTTCATGTTTAATTACAAATGATCATAAAATTGTTATTGATAAATATACATTTTGGGATTGGGAAGATGAATTATTATTAAATAAATAAATTTTTTTATAATTTTTTTATAGTTTTTTAAATTTTATTTTTAAATTTTATTTTTTAAAATTTACATTATTTATTTTTATTATTTTTATTATTTTTATTATTTTTATTATTTTTATTATTTTTATAAAATTCATCATTTTTTTTTGTTAAAATAATTACTTATTTTTTAATAAATTATTACATTCTTTTAATAAAATAAAAAAAAGTGAATTAAAACTATATAAAGAATTAAATATATACATAGTATCAGTTAAATATGCCACCAAAAAAGAAGACTGTTGAAGAAATTTTTCAAAAAAAAACACAATATGAACATATTATTGATGTTCCTGATACATATATAGGTTCTATTGAAAATACGGAAGTAGAAACCTGGATATATGATGAAGAAAATGAAAAAATAATTTATAAGGACATTAAGTATATTCCTGGATTATATAAAATATTTGATGAAGTGTTAGTTAATGCGATTGATCAACATGTGAGAGTTGAGAAAGATGAAACAATTAAGAATAAGGTTACAGAAATTAAGGTTAATATTGATCAAGAAAAGAATTTTATTTCTGTTTATAATAATGGAAATGGAATTCCAATTGTAGAGCATCAAGAGCATAAAATATATATTCCTGAATTGATTTTTGGGCAATTATTAACGTCGTCTAATTATGATAAAGATGAAAAAAAAATTACAGGAGGTAAGAATGGTTATGGGGCTAAACTTGCTAATATATTTTCTAGTAGGTTTAAGATTACAACAATTGATCATGAGAGAAAATTGAAGTATGAACAAACTTTTGAAGGAAATATGAGTAAAAAAAGCAAACCAATTATTAGTAAATGTAGTGATAAACCATATACATTAATTGAGTTTAGTCCTGATTTAAATAGATTTAATATTGATATAATAAGTACAGATACAATTAATTTCATGAAAAAAAGAGTAATTGATTGTGTTGCTTGTACAAATAAAAATGTCAATGTATATTTAAATGATAAAAAGATTGATTGTAAAACATTTGAAAAATATGTTTCATATTATTTAAATGATACAATTGAAAAAGTATATGAAGAAGTTAATGATAGATGGGAAGTTATTGTAGCAGTTAATCCAGATACTAAATTTGAGCAAGTTTCTTTTGTTAATGGTTTATCAACTATTAAGGGAGGAAAACATGTTGATTATGTAGTTAATGGTTTAACTAAAAAAATTCATAATTATATCAAAGAAAAGGGATATAAAAGAAAAAAATTTGAAATCAAGACATCACATTTAAAGGATAATATGTTTGTATTCATTAAATCAACGATTGAAAATCCTTCGTTTGATAGTCAAATTAAAGATAATTTAACAACTCCATCTGTAAAATTTGGTTCTAAATGTGAATTCAATGAAAAATTTATTGAAAAAATATTGAAAACTAGTTTAATAGATAGGGCAATTAAGTTAAATGATTTTAAGGATAATTTAGGATTACAGAAAATTGGTGGAAAGAAGACTTCAAATGTTAGAGGAATAGAGAAGTTAGATGACGCTAATAAGGCTGGTTCTTGTGATTCATTAAAATGTACTTTAATATTAACGGAAGGAGATTCAGCAAAGGCATTAGCAATAGCTGGTTTAAGTGTAATAGGAAGAGATTATTATGGTGTTTTCCCATTACGAGGTAAGTTATTAAATGTTCGAGATATTGATATGAAAAAGATTACAAACAATCAGGAGATTAGTTCATTAGCTAAGATTATTGGATTAAAGTTTAGTGATCAAAAAAAGAAGGGAAAAAGAGATATTGATGAAATGTTAAAAGAATTAAGATATGGTAAAGTTTTGATATTGACAGATGCGGATGTAGATGGTAGTCATATTAAAGGTTTATTGATTAATTTATTTTCATGGTTTTGGCCTGAATTACTTGAAATTCCAGGATTTTTAATGTCATTGGCAACTCCAATTATTAAAGTAAAAAAGCAAAAAAATGTTAAAGAATTCTATACAATGTCAGAATTTGAAAAATGGAAAAAAACCATTGATAATTTAGGACAATGGAATATTAAATATTATAAGGGTCTTGGTACAAGTACATCAGAAGAGGCTAAAGGATATTTTACCGATATTGAAAACAAAAACATTAAATATTTGTATGGAACATCTACTGTTGAAGATAATGATGAATTATTAAAATCTACACAAAAGATTGAACTTGCTTTTGATAAAAAAAGATCTGAAGAAAGGAAGTTTTGGTTAAAGAGTTATGATAAAAATAATATTATTGAACAATCACAGAAAAATGTAGAATACCATGAGTTTATTGATAAAGAATTAATTCATTTTTCTGATTATGATTGTAAAAGGTCTATTCCTTCATTAGTGGATGGATTAAAGCCATCATTAAGGAAGATTATTTATAGTTGTTTAAAGCGAAATTTAAGGAAAGAAATTAAGGTTAGTCAATTGGCTGGATATATTAGTGAAAACAGTGCATATCATCATGGTGAGCAGTCATTATATGATTCTATTATTGGAATGGCGCAAGATTTTGTAGGTTCAAATAATATTGAATTATTGGATCCAAAGGGACAATTTGGAACACGATTGGAGAATGGTAAAGATTCCGCATCACCGAGATATATATTTACGAATTTATCCGAATTAGCATTCCATTTGTTTAATCCATTAGATAATCCATTGCTTGATTATAATGAGGATGATGGAATGAAAATAGAGCCAGTATGGTATATTCCAATATTGCCATTAATATTGATTAATGGGTCAATAGGAATTGGTACTGGATTTAGTACTGAAGTTCCATGTCATAATCCTGAAGAAATCATTAAGAATATTTATAATTTAATGGATGATAAACCACTTAATCAAATGAAGCCATGGTATCGTGGATTTCAGGGAAAGATTGATTTTAAGAAAATTAATGAAGTTGGTGCTGAACAATATATGAATCATGGTGTATATAAAGTAATTGATGATACTACAATATATATTAGTGAATTACCTATTGGTGTATCAACAGAAAATTATAAGAAGTTTTTAGAAAGTTTATTAATAGATAGATCAAATGAAAATGATAAAAGTAAGCAATATTTAGTTGATTTTATAAATCATTCTACTGAGAAGGTTGTTAAAATAATATTAAAGTTTAAGAAAGAAGTATTAAAGGATTTAATTTTAAATGATAAATTTGAGACTACATTTAAATTAAGTACAACAAAATATACGAATTATTCAAATATGCATTTGTATAATAATAAGGAAAATATTTGTAAATATGATACATCTGAAGAAATATTAAGAGAATTTTATCAGTTGCGATTAATTTATTATGTAAAAAGAAAGGAACATTTGTTAAAGGTATTAAAAAAAGAATTAGATATGTTTGAAGCAAAAATAAGATTTATTGAAGGTTTTATTGATGGTTCAATAGATATTATTAAAAAAGAAGATGATGAAATTAATGAAATGTTAGAAAAAATGAATTTTCCTAAATTTGGCAATGAAATTAATGAGAATAGTTATAGTTATGATTATTTATTGAATATGAAGATTAAGAGTTTAACAAAAAGTAAAATTGAGGAATTAAAGAATTTGCATGAAAACAAGTTAGGAGTATTTAAAGATATAGAAAATAAAGATGAAAAGGATTTATGGAAAGATGATATTCAAAAATTCATGGAAGTATATAGAAGAAATTTAAATAAATATAATGAGGCAATGAATGAACAAATTAATAATGAAATTAATAAAAAAGAAAATAAAAAAAAAGTAGTTAAGAAATAATGATATTAATATGTTTAATGTTTCATTCATCTATTATTTTATTTATATATATATTATATTTTATTAAAATATATAAATCAATAAATATATTATTGAATGTTAATATAATCTTTTATTTATTTAAATTAATATATTATAATTATATTGATTGTAGATTTAATAAAAATTATTTTTATTTAATTGATAAAGATATTGAAATAATAAATACATTTTATATAAATAATTATAGGTTAATTGGTTATGAATATAAACATATATTTTATTTTAAATTAGATTTATTTTTATTATTAGAAAATAAAGATAATCAAAAAATATACAAAAAAAATATTGAATACATAGAAAATATTGTATTAAATAAGAAATATTTAAATAAAACAATGTTAAATTTAGTTTATAAATATTCAAATTATTTTAAAAAAATTGATATTTATATATTATATATTATTGAAGAATTTATAAACGAAACTATTTAAAAAAATTTTAATATTTAAATATTAGAATTATTAAAAATTTAAATAATAAATAAATTAAATTTAAAAGTAATTAATAATTAAAATTTAAAAGTAATTAATAATAAATATGAATGATCCACAAGATTTATTATATACAAATCAATTTTTAAATACAGAAATTATTAATCAAAATGAAATAAACGAACAAAGTAAAAACTATGGTAGATTTATTGATTATGAATCAAATCAAAATACAGAAAGTACAAATAATACATTAAAATATATAAATAATGATGATCAAGAAACAGATACAATTAATATACAAAAAACATTATATCAACCATTTCCAATAAATAATCATAAAAATAGTTATCCAATGTTTGATCCTTTATTAAGTGATTTAAGTAAAAATACATATACAAAAATAAGGGATATAATTATTAACGTGGATACACAAAATAGAAATCCAATATTTTATCCATATAGTTCAAATATAAAGGTTAATTTACCTAAAACTTTAAATAATATACATCAAATAGAAATAAGTAATATAAATATTCCTAATTTTTTAAAATCTGTGCAATATATGAAAAATAATTTTTGTTGGCAATTTTTTAATAGTTTTTATTTAAATACAGAAATATCATTTAATTTAATACCTTTTCCTGATTTTTTAAATAATAAATATTATTCATTTTTTGATATTCAATATTCATCATTTATAATACCATTAAGTATAATTAAAAATGATTTAAAATATGATCCTTCTGAATTTATGACATATCAGGTAAATATATATGAAGGAAATTATACAATAAATGAATTATTATATGAAATAGAAAAGGAATCTTTATCAATTATGCATGGTACAGATAATCAAAATGTATTACAATCTAAAAATGAAAATATATATAATTTTTATGAAGAGCCATATTATTCATTTCCTAGTTTAAGAAATTCACCAAATCGTTGGAAATTTGAATATAATAAACAATCTGGTAATATATTTTGTGTAAATAGAATAGAAGAAATTGAATTATGTAGTTTTCAAACATTTTATGCTAGAGATGCTACATTAACTCCAGAATATTTTAAAAAATATGATATATTTTATGGATATAGTAGTTTAGGAGCTAATTATGTATTAGATCCGAATTATATATATATAACAGTTCCATTGTTTCAAGATGTTACAGATAATTGGTTTGATAATTCTAGTGAAGCTTCAAATACAAATATATATCCTGATGGAAATTATAATAATCCTTATAAAATAAATCCATTTCCATTAGTAATAAGTTGTGATATTAAAGAAACAGATAAACAAAGTGATTTTTATAGTTTAATAAATAAAATAACAATGACAACTTTTTGGGATTTAAGAATATATACAGAAGGACCAGTCTTGGGAGGTGTATATAATGAAAGTGAATTATATAATTTATCTTATTATAAGATAAGTGATATTATTAGTTTACCCGATTTTAAGACAAATTTAATAAGATTAGCTTTAAGATGGTCTCCAATTAGTTCAAAGGGTGCTCCTTTTCAAAATACATTTCCAAAATTAAATTATGAATATTATAAACCAGTACAAAATACAACAATAATAATATCAATTAGTTTAAATGAATATATAAATAATAATATTAAAGAATTAGTACAACATTATAATTATGATATTAAGATTGGTAGATCATTACCATGTAGGTTAATTTATGGAACATATAATAAATATCAAAACTATAAGACAGAATATGTTGATGAAACGAAAAAAAGTATATTAGAGTATTTTAATTTTTCAATAGCAAATTCAACAAATGGAGATATTAAAAATATAAGTAATAATGGGTTTGGTTTTATACATTCAAATTTGTATGGAACTCCATTAACATCTGAAGAGCCATTAAATCAATTTATAGATGCTATTACATATTTTAATGATAGTAAAATAGATTTAGGATTAAAGATAATTAATGATAATTTTTATTTAAGAAATAATAATTATATATTTTTAAAATTAAATTTTGATGGTGTAGATTTAAGTAGAATAAGACAAAATCAGAATGAATTAGCTACAAGTGAAAATCAAAATCATGTTAATCAAAATTATTCAAATTCATTATTAGCAAATTATTTAGGAATTGGGGAGTCAGTTGATTGTTATAAGTCTATTATGAAAATTAAAAATAAAAATTATGATGGAATATTTTGTAAATTATTAACATCGACAATACCTGGTGATATAGATATAAGAGATAATAATATATCAAGTAAAATTATATTTAATGCATATGATTATTTATTGAATGATATATCAAATATAAAAATACAATTATTAGATTCAGAATTAAGGGAATTAGAGATTAAAGAAAATTATAATTTTGATTTGAAGTTTATATATAGTGATTCTAAATTAAAGGAAACAAATATTAATACAAAAACAAATAAAATAGATTTAGTAGGAAAAAATTATTAATATATAAACATAAAAGATAAAATATAAAAATAAAAGATTAAATAATTTTATTTAAAAAAAAAATAATGAATAATATTAATGGATCAATTTCAAAATGGTAGAGTAATAACAACAAATCAACCTTTAAAAGATTTAGGAATGATTGAAAATAATACTACTCAAAATAATTTTCAATTAGAGGCATTATATGGAATTCAAGAGCAAACACAATTAAATCAATTATATTTTTCAAAAGCAAATATGACTATTATACAAGATAAAATTAGATATGAAGTATATATAAAAACTGATAAAAAACATATTATAGATAATCAATCGGCTGTTGAATTAGAAATTATAATGAGATCAATATATTTACAACATAGTCCTAATTTACCAACACAAATAAAGGAACAAATTAAATATTTAAATGAGTTAGTTACTAATTGGTGTGTAGAAAAAATTATACCTGAAGTATATCAATATATGGGATATTTAAAACAAGTAGAATATATGCCTGTACCTATTGAACATCCTCAAAATTTATCATCAAAAGGTACAAGAAACTTAAGATCAGTCACAACAACATTTTAATTTTAATTTTAATTTTAATTTTTATTTTTATTTTTATATAAATAATAATTAATTATTTATATTTTAAAAAATTTTATCTATAATAAATATAATATGTTAAATTTTTTAATTAAATTTTTTGCTTTAATAGGTTTAATTATTTTAATTGTTTATGTTATTAATTATTTTGTTGCTTATTTTAAACAAAAACAGGCAAATGCAGCAAATCAAAAACTCATGCCTCCACCTACATATATGCAGAATAGTGGAATAAGATGTCCTGATTATTTATCAAATATTGGTGGTAATAAAGTATCTTATAAATGTTCAAATAGAGATTTTAATATTAATATTAATAATCCAGAAATGTGTTATACAAATATGACTGAAAAAACAACTGAATTTCCTTTAATTCCTCAAGGTAAAACTTGGGAATTAGGTAATCCTAATGGACTTACAACAATGACAGAACAAGAAAAATGGGATTTTGTTAGAGCTAAATTACCAGATGGACCAAATGGTAAATCATTTTTATCAAGATGTGATTGGATTTCTAATTGTGGTTCTGCTTCTAATGTTAATGGTGTTTGGCAAGGAGTAAAAAAATGGTGTGATATGGCTGATCCATCACAAGCAACAATGTAAATAAATAACTATATAAAAATAATAAATAGAAGATGTTTATTAAAAAAATAAAAATTATATAATTTAAAATCTTTTTTTTAATAAAATATTAATGGACTTGTTTAAAAAGATTAATCCACAAAACATAAATGAATTAATATTTTATAAAGATGAAATAAAAAATGCTATTAAATGGATTAATGATTATAAAAATAATGTAGATAGAAGTAAAAAAGTATTATTAATTATTGGTGATACTGGATCTGGAAAAACTACAATTGCACATTTATTATTAAAGAAATTTGATTATAAAATAATTGAATTAAATAGTGGTGATATACGTAGTCAAAAAAAATTAGGTGAGTTTCTTCACAAAACACTTGGTTTTAATAATGTATTAGATATGTTTTATGAAAAAAAGAAACCGATAGGTTTAATATTAGATGAATTAGAAACACTTACTCAATCGAATGATAAGGGAGGAATGAATGAATTAATTCAAATATTAAAAGATAATTTAAAATATGAAAAAAATAAAATAAAAGATGATGAAATTAATATTAAAGGAAAGAAAAATGATAAAAAAATAAATATGAATAATTTTATATATATAGAAAATCCAATTATATGCACATGTATAAATATAAATGATAAAAAAATAAATGAATTAAAGATATTTTCACATGTAATAAATTTAAAACCGATAAAATTTGAAACTTATAATAATTTTTTAAATTTAATAAAAAAGAATTTAAAATTGTCTATTGATATAAAAAAAGATTTATTAAAAAATATAGTAAAAGATTGTGAAAATGATATTAGAAAATTTATTCAATGTTTAGAGAATATTTTTTTATATCATGAAAATTCTTCAACATTACAGTCAAATGAAATAGATAATAATGATTTTGATAAAATAAAAGATTTAAATGATACAACAAAGAATGATATACAATTAGTTGATGCTGTAAAATTATTCTTTTATAAAAATATTGATTTAGCAAAATTAGATTTATTATTTTATTTAGATCCTTATCATTTACCATTTACTGTATATCATAATTTGATACCATTTTTATCAAATACAACATTAAAAAATATAGATAAATTTGAAATATATAGTGCATTTTTAGAAACTTTATCTAACTTTGATAAAACAAGTAATTTATTGTATGAAAATAATGATTGGGGAACAATAGATAATTCTTTAAAATTACATGGATTTTATCAGCCAAGTTATATTTTACATAATATAAAATATAAAATTAAAAAGGAAATAGATATAGAATTTACAAATATACATAATAAAACATCACAAATGCTTGTTAATAAAAAATTAATATCAAATGCTAAATGTAGTTTAAATAAGAAATACACATCATTAAATAATATTATATTAAATTGTGAATTATTATTTATATTTTTTAATAATTTTAGGGATTTAATTTTAAATAATAAATTTGATAATTTACACAAACATTATTTAATTAAATATATGAATTATTATAAAATTAATTATGATGATTTAGAAAATATATTAAAAATAGAAAAAATAAATAAAGATGAAGATAAACGTAAAAAAAATATTACTGTTTTATTGAAAGAAAAAATTATTGAACATTTAGATATTACACTGCAGAATTAAAAAATTTATAAATTATTAAAAATGCACAATTAAATTTTAAAAAAAATTTATTATTGTACATCTTTATTATAATCATTAGGATTATATATAACAGACGCATTTTTTTGATCTTTTTTAATTTCAGGATAACAAACTTTACATTCACCTTTGTCATTCATACATTTACAATTACTAAATGATTTTAATTTACCATCAACTACACATATTGACGGCATATAAGCAGGTTTTAAACCTTGTTGCTTACATTCTGGTTGTAATCCTTTGATAGGATATAAATAGTTTTCAAAATGCTCTTTTTGGTTTCTAAATTCTTCTTTCTTTAAGTACATATTTACAAAAACAAGTACTAAAAATATTATTA